GAGTTTTGGTCAAGACTTTTTAAAAGGTTTTCTTGGTGACAACGGGTTAAGAGATTACACCCACGCCTCGAAAACCTTTCGCACGAATGGATACGAACTTGCTCCTAGATTAAAGTTTCTTTTTCATACTTTCTTTAATCTAAATATTGAAGCAATTCCTTCTCTAAAAAACAACGACCAAACCAGTATTGGATTAGCAGTCAAAACAATTGATCTCCCCAGCTATCAGATATCAGTTGACACTATGAATCAGTACAATCGCAAGAGATTGGTGCAAAGTAAAATTGAATATCAGCCTGTTACCATAACATTCAACGACGACGGTGGCGATCTTATTCGTAACATGTGGTACAACTATTTCAGTTACTACTACAAAGATCCAGTGCAACAGTACGAGGGTGTTCCCAATACCAATGGCACCAGTGGAAATTTACAAACTACTCCTACTGGATTTGCCTACAACACAAAAGACATCTACAGCAACGATAGATTTGTAAACGACTGGGGTTATGTGGGCGAAAGCTACATGGACGGAACTTTCGATGCACAAGGCAAAGCACCTTTCTTCAAAGACATTAAAATTTACGGACTCAACCAGCACAAGTTTGCGGCCTATGTGCTGGTAAACCCGATGATCACTGACTGGCGACACGACACCTATGACTACAGCCAAGGCAACGGTGTTATGACACACACCATGACTATAAAATATGAAACTGTAAAATACTATTCGGGTGCCATTGGCGCAGTGCGACCTGACACCAATGTGGTTGGCTTTGCTGATCCTGCCCATTACGATCAGATTCGTAGTTCAATCTCTCGCCCTGGCAGTCAATCCACTGTGCTGGGCCAAGGCGGCTTGATCGATGCAGGTGTGGGCATCTACGAAGACTTGACTGCATTGGCGTCAGGCAACGGCAACTTGTTTAATGTGATTGGTGCTGCACAAAAAGCACTCAATGTAAACCAAACCCTGAAGAAAACTCCGCTGAAAGACATTGTTCGTAACGATGCAAAAGCTGTCAAACAAGATGTACTGCGTAACAGCTTGCCCGGCGCAATGCGCAATGCTGCCAACTCTGCCAACAGTATGTTATTTCCTAAACAACCGCCGCCGAAAAAATGAGCTCAATCAACGAAACTAATTACAAAATAGATCTCACTGTGAGAGTGTTCGACGACTTTTTTGGATTCGAGCTATTGGTAGATGCAGCCGAGTGGGATGTGGTATCGAGTTATTTTAAATCAATCTACACAACCAAAATAGCCGCTGAGAATTTTGCAACAGCATTGTTCCGTGTGGCTAACGAACAAAATGAGTCTGTGTTGACATTGTTGCAGCAGATTCAAACAGCATCTGGTCCTGCTGAACTGGACTTGACACTGGCATACTATCTCAACAACTTGCGTAGCAACAGCACCTTGTTGGGCACTTCTCAACCAGTGCAGCCAAATTACTATGCTGCCAGAAATGTCAGAGCATGAGCAGATTTGCGCAAGGTCCTTACACAGTTAAGAACCCTACCAAGTATGTAGGCAAAGGTACCCCGCGTTATAGATCCGGTTGGGAACTCAGTTTTATGCGGTTCTTGGACAACAACGACAATGTAATGCAGTGGGCCAGTGAAAGTATACAGATTCCTTATCGAAATCCAGTCACTGGAAAACAAAGCGTCTACGTGCCAGATTTCCTCATCACTTACAGAACACGACAGCAAACACTGGTTGGCGAAGTAATTGAAATCAAACCCAAAAAACAAAGCATCATCGAAAGCAAGATGAACAACAGAGACCGCATGGTGGTGGCCATTAACTATGCCAAATGGGACGCAGCCTCCAAATGGTGCAGTCGCAACGGCCTAAAGTTTAGAGTAATCACCGAAGAAGACATGTTCCGCAACGGCGGAAAATAACCTGTGCTATACCGTTAATGCGGTAAATATGGTATGACCAAACGCCTAGAAGAACTCTTTGACCTGCCTGCCAGCACTGCTGACACGGAACAAACAGTGACAGACATTGCTGCCACACAGTATTCTATAACTGAAATTGACAGCGCCATTGACAAGATCGATGCTGCATTGCCCGGCATACGTGATCTTGAAACATCAGACAGTGAAATGGACAGTCTGGCCTTAAAGGCCACGGAAACATTTGACGATCTAATGGACCTGGGCATGCAGGTTGACAGTCGCTATGCCAGTGAAATTTTTGCAGTGGCCGGCGCCATGCTGGGGCATGCACTCACTGCCAAAACTGCCAAGATGAACAAGAAACTAAAAATGATTCAGCTACAGCTACAAAAAGCCAAGCTGGATCTCGATCGTGAAAAACACACCAAAGACCCCGATGAAGGTAACTCCGCTGTGGAAACTGCTGAAGGTCAGGTGTTGAGTCGCAATGATCTATTAGAGAGACTGATTGGCTCAAGAGATCAAAAGAACAAACAAGCATAAATATCATATAGGAAAATCATATGAAACATTTCAAAGAATACCTGGCAGAAAACGAAAGAGTATACAATTACCGCATTAAAATTGCAGGTGATACTCCTCGAGACGTGATCAAAGCACTGGAAGAAAAACTAAAACAGTTTGATGTAGTCAGCATCACTGCTCCAAAGACAACGCCGGTCATGGCCCGATTGGCAGACTTTCCGGCCATTGAAAACGAAAGTTGTACACACATGGATGTTGAATTCCGTTACCCAGCAATTGAACCGCAGATTCAACAGATTGCACAGTTACTGGGAATAGATCCAAACCGTGTGTGCATGTTGACTGTGCCGTACGAAAACAGCTATGACAAAGAAGCCGCAGATGTTGAAAAACAAAACAAAGACCTGTTGACATCGCCATATCCAGCACCGGATGCAGAACAAAAGGCTCTGTACAAAGACTACTCGGCTGCACCAGAAGATCATGCAGTGTTGAAAAATACCTACCGCAGTGAATTCACAGTGGCCGGTGGCAAGACACCACCTGCTGTGACCACAAACAGCATACCCATGAACAACAAGAGCCCAATGACGAACATCAAGCGTCCACCCAAGCCAGCTACTGGTTATAACCCTAAAGGATAATAAAATGAGTTTTTTCCACAACCTAAACAAAAAATTAGACAGCATTGCTGCCCAACCAGCCGCTGCACAGCTCAATGAGCGTGACATGAGCCGTGCTGCCAAGGGCTACGAAAAGTACGGCAAAGAAGGCATGCAGGCCCTGGCCAAAGCCGGTCGTGAAGGCAAGGCGTTAGATCCTGTTCGCAACAAGTATGACAAGTATGACAACAAAGAAGTAGACGAAGGCCTAGGCGATGTGGTCAAGAAAGTCGGCGGCATGGCCAAAAAAGCTGGCAATGCTGTATTAAACAAACTGGGGCATGGCAGCGATGCAGACATGATTCGTGACTTGCAAAAGAGAATGGGCATACCACAAACTGGTATGAAGCCAACAGAAGAGCCCAAAGAAGGCAATGAATTCAGTGGCGAATTGCAAAAAGCACGAGCAACTGGCCAGAAAGAATTTGAAGTTGACGGTAAAGAATATCCAGTCAAAGAAACTGAAATGTCTCCCAAGCAAAAATCATTTGCTGCCTTAGCTGAACCCAAGAACAAGATCACTTTTGCTGACAAGATCGCCGGCGCCAAAAAAGAAGTTGACGAAATGCTAGGTGATGTGGCAGCAGAAGCCATGAAGCAAGCACTGCGCGGCGGCAAACAAGTTGTTGCCAGTGAAGAAGAAGATCTCAACCCATTTACAAACTACAAGAAGCCACGTGCCGCTACACCACGCACAGGCGAAGTCACACACGGTGCCAAGCACGACACAGAGTGGACAGCAACAGGTCGCAAGGTAACACGTCGTGTTGATCCACAAGGCATGTCAGTTGGATCTGACACCGATGCCGAAGGCAATACACCGGAAAAGCGCGGCCGTGGTCGACCAAAAGGTCCTGCCAAAGGTCCAGAGCGTACCACTGCCAATGCCTACAAGCACAAGGGTGAGCGCAAGGTCAAAGAAGAAGATGATAATGTCAGTGACGAAATCAAACAGGCCATGGCCATGTTGAAGAAAGCCGGCTATAAAGTTTCCAAAGCCGTAGAAGAAGAAAGCACTGACACTCGTGACAACCACGCTGAAAAAGCCGGTAAAAAAGTAGCCAAAGACATCGAGTATGATGAAAAGAAGAAAGATGGTATTCATGGCAAGAAACGTGGCGCCGAAGATGACAAGGCCGAAAAAGCCGGCAAGAAGGTAGCCAAAGACATTGAGCACGATGACAAAAAAGACGAAGTCAAAGAAGACGAGCCTAAGAAGTCCAAGAGCAAGTTCAAGTTTGGTGGCAGCGTGTACGAAGCACTAGATGCACAATTGGAAACACTGATCACTGAAGGCATGAGTGTCACTGTGAACATGAGTCAAGATTCCGAACACGGTGAAGATCGTAAAAATATCACAGTCAATGCAGATGGCGAAGATGCTGATCGTTTGGCAGAATTGCTACAGATGGCCGGCATGAGTCAGCAATCTAGTTCATGCAGTTCATGTGGTTCATCACCATGCGGTTGCGATATGGTTGACGAAAACAATCCAAACTGGCCCACCGACACTGAAACCAATGACAATGCAATGCAATACTCAGGTGGCTTAAATGGTCCCAAGTCCACAGGCCAGTCCACCACACCAGTGCTGGCAAGTCAACTGCGTAGACAGGTCAGTATGGAAGAAAGTGCTAGAGTTGAGCAGAACCTGTTGAACCTGTACCGAACTTTTGGAAAGTAAACCATGCCCATTCAAGTAATCAACGCAGCTGGTAATGTAGTCTGGACCACAGACAAGGCAGCCATTGCGGCCAACAGCAACGACGTTACCTATCAAGTGTTTGCCACAGCACTGGGCACAGCGACCGCTGAAGGTAACTTGTATGCCAATGCGGTCAGTGTTCCCAACGGCTCTGTGCAGGAAATCTATGTGGGCGCCGGCAATAGACTTATCCTTGCCGGTACCACTGTAACAGCCACAGCCTTGGGCACAGCAAGTTCTGCACAATCGGGTGTATACAACGCCGCAGGAAACTAAACATGCGAGCGCATGAGTTTCTCATTGAGAAACACATCGGCAAGATTGGCAAACGAAGAAGTCAGGCCACTGTTGGACTTAACAAGTTCAGAGATGCAGATCTAGCTGATAGAGTTTACGAACTTAATCGAGTCATGATGGCTGCTGCGTGTACCGACGGTACATTCGTGCCTGACATAGATAACGAATCTTGGGCCGGGCGCTACAACTTAGCCATGCCCTACACTGATGTTGAACAAAGCATGTTGAAAAAAGCATTCAAGGCAGTGGGATCAGACCACGAAGATCTCAATCGCGGTGATTTAAAAAGTAAAGAATTAGAGTCAACAAACAAACGCAGTCCAGTTACAGGGTTCAAAGGGTATCCGAGATGAGAGCCCGTGAATTCATTGCAGAACAAAGAGAACTGCCGCCGGAAACCAAGAGTCCAATGCGGTATACCTATACCCTGCCAGGGTTGAGTTCGTCTGACCCATATGCCACTTATAGAATGGGCGTGGCCTTGGCTCGAGCACGTAGCGACTCTGTACAAGATGACGTAAACCCATTCATGCCCGAATGGTCGGCCGAAACCGCTTTTGGCAAGCATGCAGTGGTAGCCGGTATGAACTCCAGCATCGAACAAGTGATTGATACTGCATTAAAAATGACCAAAACGCCCGGCGGCAAACGCCTAGTGTCTACCACAACCAGCGACGAGCCAGATCTAGTAGACACACAAAGCCCTGTAAAACCATTCAAAGGATACCCGAAATAATGGCCAATCCACCACCGCCATACGACGACATCACTGGCATAAGCCGTGCAGTGATGAAAGACAATGCACAAGTAACAATAGAAAATTACAACGGCAATGCTAGACCTGGCGAACTGGTAGTTGATCAAACTACTGATCAATTGTTTATTGGTAACAGCTCGGGTGCATTGACACAGATTGCCGCCGGAATTACCAACGGCGGTGTTGCCGGATTGCCTGCAGGATTTTTGCAATTGGCCTACAATCCCACCACTGGCGAAATTGTGTATTACACCTAATAGGTATCCGTATGAAAAAACTGTTAATTCTTTTAGCACTTGTGCCTGTACTGGTCATGGCACAACCCAAACAAAAGCCCGGTGTTGTATATGACGCTGTGATCACCCGTGTGATTGACGGCGACACTGTGGGCATTGCTGCCACTTGGTTGCCTGCACCACTCAAACAGGAACTCAGTATTCGTGTGTTTGGTGTGGACACGCCAGAAAAAGGATATCGTGCTCAGTGTGCCAGTGAAGCACAGCGTGGCGAAGCAGCCACAGCGTTTACCAAACAACTAATTGCTGCCAGCCAGAAGCGACAGATTGTGCTGATGGACTGGGACAAGTATGGTGGCCGTGTCTTAGGCGATGTATTACTAAACGGTGTTAGTCTACGTCAGCAGTTGATTGCCAATGGGTTTGCACGTGAATATTACGGTGAGGCCAAAACAAGTTGGTGCCAATGATACTCCTGTAAATACAGGATGACTGATAACTTCTATTGTGCCGCTCCCTGGCGCGGCCTCCATATAAATCCACGCGGTGATGTAAAAACTTGTTGTGCAGGCGATCCCAACATGCTGGGCAACCTAAATACCAACAATATCATTGAAATTCTCAACGGAGATCTGTTACAAGAAATTCGCAGCAGTATTGCACAAGGAAAACCTCACCGATACTGTTCCAACTGTGTACAAGCAGAACGTCACGGTGGCAAGTCTGAAAGAGATTGGCACAACAATGTAAATCTCAACTTTGATTACGCCACTGCTGGTACACAATATCACTATCCAGTCATTATTGATATTCGCTGGAACACCACTTGTAATCTAAGTTGCAACTACTGTATGGAATATTGCAGTTCAAAGTGGGCATCATTAAAAGGTATTCCTGTCAAATCTGGTTCTCGTCCTTACTACGATCAGGTGTGTGATTTTATTGAAGCACACCATGAACACATTCACGAAGTGGCTCTGGTAGGCGGCGAGCCTTTGCTGTTACCAGAAAACAACAGACTACTGGATGTAATACCAACGGATGCAATTGTCACCTTGATCACCAATCTAACTGGTGATCTTGAAAACAACAAGATATTTCAAAAGCTGGCCAAAAGAAACCGTGTTGGCTGGAGCATGAGCTTTGACAACATTGGCCCAAGATTGGAATATGTACGACACGGTGCCCAATGGGCGGAGATCCAACGCAACCTTGGGCTGGTCAAAAATCTAATGACCACACAGGGACACTGGGGCGGCATACATGCAGTGTACAACATCTACAATGCCACACGTATCTGCGAACTGAGAGAGTTTGCTGAACAAACTGGAACCACAGTGCTGTGGCAGAACCTGTTCCAACCTGATTATCTAGATCCGTTCTTGCATGGTCCAGCAGTGGCCCAGCTGGCTGCTGCAGAAATTGAAAAATTCTATGCATTGGGAATTGCCACCGATGCTGAGCGCATGTTCTTTGACAATGCCTTGTCTACCTATCGTGCAATCACTCAAGCAAGACCTGGAATAGAACAAAAGTTTCAACAGCATATTGCCGAAATAGAAACTCAATATCATCCCGATCAACAAGGACAGTTTCAGCAGTTGTGGCCGGAGTTGACCCGTGTTTGACCGTACCAGTTTTGTTGGCACACAGATTTTGTCGTCGGGTACTTATACGCCTGCACACGAACAACAACCGTATGCTAACAAAACTTTGCAGTGGTTTCAGTCTGATTCTGAAGACGAGTACCATAAGAATTTAAAACACAACCATGAGATGTTGGTCAAACATCACTGGGCCGGAGATACTGTTCCGCCAAGTATAAGTTATACTATTAACGCACACGGATTTCGTTCAAGAGAGATCAACGTCGACAATCCTGGCATTGCGGTATTTGGATGCAGTTTCACTACTGGTGTTGGATTACCATGGGATAAGACATATCACTATTACGTTGGCCAAGAATTAAATCTTCCGGTTGATAATTTTGGAGTGGCAGGTGCATCTAACGGTGTACTATTTAGACTTGCACACCATTGGTTACCTGTATTAAAACCCAAGATTGTAATTTTACAAACAACATTTGCAGATAGATTTGAAGTGGTCAGCGATGACAATCATAGCATTGTTATAACACCACATGCTGTAAATTTATGGAATCGAGAAGTGTATCGCTCGTTCTATCAATCATGGAGTCTGAACGAGATCAATGGCATTACTGACAAGCAAAAAACTGAATTAGCAATACGTTATCTATGCCACACACTTGGCATTCCTATTTTTGTAATAGATGTTGATGATTTTGCATGCGACCCCAACCAGCAGTTTGGTCCAATGCATCGCAGCGCTCGAGATTTAATGCATCCTGGAATACCAACTAATCAACATATAGGACTACAGTTGGTTGAAAAAATTCAAAAGGATCTGCATGGCTAAAAGTCTAGAAGGCGTACTGATCAAGGCACCACACCGGCGCCAGGCATTTACTGAAACAGAAATGACAGAGTTCATGGACTGTGCTGATAGTGTGACCGGTCCAGCCTATTTTCTCGATCACTTTTTCTACATACAACATCCTACACAGGGAAAAATGTTGTACCATCCGTTTGAATATCAACAACGCTTGATCAATGTGTATCACAACTATAGATTTTCGATCTCAATGATGCCGCGACAGACCGGCAAGTCAACGAGTGCTGCTGGATACCTGTTGTGGTATGCCATGTTTGTACCAGACTCAACCATACTGATCGCTGCTCACAAGTATACCGGTGCTCAAGAGATCATGCAACGCATACGCTTTGCATACGAGCTGTGCCCAGATCATATTAGAGCCGGCGTTACCAGTTACAACAAAGGCTCAATAGACTTTGAAAACGGCAGTCGTATTATATCTGCTACAACCACAGAAACAACCGGTCGTGGTATGAGTATATCACTACTGTACGCTGACGAATTTGCATTTGTGCGACCCACTATTGCCAAAGAATTCTGGACTAGTATTTCGCCTACACTGGCAACAGGTGGTAAGGCTATTATTACATCAACGCCTAACAGTGACGAAGATCAGTTTGCACTGTTGTGGAAAAGCGCCCTCAAGTGCGAAGATGAATACGGTAACCCAACACCGCTGGGCATTAACGGATTCAAAGCATTCCGTAGTTTTTGGCAAGAGCACCCAGATCGAGACGAAGCCTGGGGCGCCAGCATGGAAGCACAACTGGGCACAGATCGATTCCGCCGAGAGATTGGCTGCGAATTTATCATCAACGATGAAACCTTAATTGCACCAGCTATCTTGGTTGAGCTGGCAGGACAACAGGAACCCTTGTACAGAACCGGGCAAGTGCGCTGGTACAAGCGGCCCGAAGCAGGCAAACTGTATGTGGTGGCCCTGGATCCCAGTTTGGGCACCGGCGGCGACCCTGCGGCTATACAGGTGTTTGAAGCCAATACAACTATACAAGTGGCTGAGTGGCGTCACAACCGAACCACAATTCCGGCTCAGACACGTATTCTTGCTGATGTCTGCGCACACATAAATGAAACAGTAAAAGACATCAACAGCATTTACTACAGCATAGAAAACAACACCATTGGCGAAGCTGCCCTGATCAGTGTGGCTGAATTTGGCGAAGAGAATATTCAAGGCTACTTCCTCAGTGACAATTCAGTAGCCGGTGGTGCTCGCAGAATAAGAAAAGGCTTCAACACCACGCATAAAAGCAAACTGTCAGCCTGTAGCAAGTTGAAAATTCTAGTGGAAAGTAAAAAATTGACCATCAACAGTGCTCCACTGATATCAGAACTCAAAACTTTTGTGGCGCACGGAACTAGCTATGCGGCCAAACCAGGTGAAACTGATGACCTAGTGATGGGCGTATTGTTGGCCATCCGCATGATGCAGATGTTGCAGAACTATCATACCGAAATGGATTCGCAGATGCGCGACTTTGGCGACACTATGATAGAACCCATGCCGTTTTTTGCTACCTTACGCTAATGCCGCACTTGGTATAAATATAACACTATGGCACAAAATACACCAGCACAGCAACTTTTTGATCTTTTGGTCACTAGAGGGTTTGATCCCAAACTTACACCTGCACAATCATCAGAAAATTCTGAAATTATCAGTTTCAAATTCATCAGTTCTTCTGGAAAAAACTACGGCACAGTGGTAGTCATGCTGGGCGACGATAAAAACTTAGAACTGTTCAGCGGCGACAATCTTGGCCGCACCATGGACAGCAAAGACAAAACAGAGTGGTACAGTTTTCAACAACAGTTGAAAAACTTTGCCACACGAAATTTCATGACCTACAAGGGTCAAGACATCAGCAAGCTCAAGTACAGCATGCAAGGACAAGCTGCCTTGAGTGAAGGCCTGTATGAAAGTTGGAACGGCACCAAGCATGTGAGTTGGAACGGAGACCCTGAGTCAGTGAGACTAATGATACGTCACAAACGCCCAATGAGCATTGACGAAGCACGTTATCGTCAAATTGAAAGTCTGTTTGTGGAAACAGCCGAAGGCGAACGCTACAAGCTGCCATTTCGCAACTTGGCCGGCGGCCGTGCCATGGTAGAGCATGTGCGACGGGGCGGCCGTCCTTACGATCTACGCGGCGCACACATTGCCAACATGGTGGAAGAACTCAATGTGCTGAGTCGTTTTCGTAGAGCCAGTCACGGACGAGTGTTTGAAGATGACACAGCTGACCTGGTAAGCCAGGCCACTGCGTATCACTCGGGTGTGAGCCGTGCGCTGAAAGGACTGGGATCTGCTCGTGGCTACAACACATATTTTGAAAACTGGAATCCCGGCGAAATAACTGAACAAGAACTGATTATAGAAGATATCAAAACATTGTTTGTAGAACAAACAATTGATTCACGAATTGAACAGGCCTTACCTATCTTGGCTCGTTTACAACAACAAGGAACTGCAATGAAAGAAGCAAGCATATTTGAAGCCTGGGCCAACCGCTTGGTCGAAGGCACATGGGCAACACCCGACACACCAGAAGAACAACAGCAGTTGGTTGCGCTGTTGTCACAGGAATTTCCAGTGGGTGCAGATGCAACCAATGCAACCGAACAGTTGTATAGTTTGGTAGGCGATGATCAGTTGTTTGATCAACTGCACGATCTAGCTGACCAAGACGCCGCTGCTGACTGCCGCAGTTTGGTTCTTGCTCGTATTAAAGAACTGTCAGACAACGGTATTGATGGGTTTGACACTGTGTTGTCTGCATTGAAAGGCGCTCAGATTTCTGCATCCGCCCCGGTTGCGCCTGTTGCTCCTGTTGCCGAAGAAGATGAAGAATATTCAGTTGATGGCGGAATGAACAATGAACTATTGCAAGATGGTATGCTTGGAGCAGTGCTTGGCGGTGCAGCCGGTGCTGCACTGACAAAAAGTTCAGGTGGTACAATGGCCGGTGCTAAACTAGGCAGCGCCGCACAAGATGCATTTGGTGAAGAAACAGACGGATCATGCAATCACAGTGCAGAAGGCGAACACTGCCCAGAACACGGATTAAACGAGTGCGGCAGCATGTACGAAGGCGAGCAGGATACGATAGCTCGTTTGCAAGAACTAGCAGGAATGCCCCATTCCGAGACAGATATGACAGAAACATATCGTGTACCCGACACCGAAGACCGAAGCCGTTTTATACGTCACAACATTTGGACTGTTATGGACAGTGATGAAGGAGTAATGCAGTATCCAGTAGAAGGCAATCCGTTCTTCGGTGCTAAAAAGTTGATGCGCAAGCTGGATGACGAAGGCTACGACTTTACTCACGTGATAAGCCCAGAAGGAAGAATCACATACTCGCCACAACATGATCCTAGACATCTTAAGAACTTTCCAGACGATCAAGTGGACGAAGGCCAGGAAGACAGTCCAGTGGCCAGCGCCATCACACGCAGAATTTTACTGCAACGTTCGGACCTGTTGAGCAAGTACGGTCCGGTAAAGGTCATGGCCGCCATTGACGATGTTGCAGACTTTGTGGGCGATACTGATGAAATTGGATCTAGCGATGTAAGTGGTTGGATCAAACAGGTTGAGCAATCATTGGCTGGCATGGCAGAAGAGGTTGCAGTGACAACTGGCAACCCACCATTAGAAGAAACAACTGCACTACAAGGCCAATACGGACATTCGGGCAAACTGCAAAAGTTTGACGAAGTTGAGCAGGACATAGTGGCTCGTTTGCGTGAACTGTCAGGAATGATTCGGCCAGCCTAAATTTACAATTTGAACAACCGCGTCATAAATATCATTGACGCTGACAACAAAAGCGTGTACACTACAACAGTGACACGCTTTTTTCATTAGCATCACAGGCAACTTAGAAAACATTTTATACTACTTAGAAAGGCAACTTAAAATGGCATCATTAGCAGAAATCCGAGCACGTCTCGCAGCAGCAGAAAACAACAAAGGTGGCACATCCACTGGTGGCGATAACGCAATTTATCCACACTGGAATATGGAAGAGGGCGCATCCACAACACTCCGTTTCCTCCCAGACGGCAACAGCAAAAACACATTCTTTTGGCAAGAACGAGCAATGATTCGTTTGCCATTCAATGGCATCAAGGGTGAGATGGAATCCAAGCAAGTGTACGTACAAATTCCCTGTATGGAAATGTGGCAAGAAACCTGCCCAGTTCTTACCGAAGTGCGTGGCTGGTTCAAGGACAAGAGTCTCGAAGACATGGGTCGCAAGTACTGGAAAAAACGCAGTTACATTTTCCAAGGCTTTGTTCGTGAAAACCCCATTGGTGACGACAAGACTCCAGAGAATCCCATTCGTCGATTCATCATTGGCCCACAACTGTTCACCATCATCAAAGGTGCGTTGATGGATCCAGAATTGGAAGAATTGCCAACAGACACTCTGCGTGGTCTGGACTTCCGTATCACAAAAACATCCAAAGGTGGCTTTGCTGACTACAACACCAGTAAGTGGGCACGTAAAGAGTCTGCACTTACTCAAGTGGAACAGGCAGCAATGGAAGCACACGGCCTGTTTGATCTCAGTACATTCTTGCCCAAGAAGCCCGATGCTACTGCTGTTAAAGTGATCAAAGAGATGTTTGAAGCATCAGTTGATGGCCAGCCGTATGATACAGAACGCTGGGGAGCATATTTCCGTCCAGCAGGTGTGTCAGCACCAGCAGGCAGCGCCAGCAGTGAAGATTTGGCAGCACCTGTTGCCGCTCCAAAAGCAGCTCCGGCGTCTGACTTTGAAGACGATGACATGCCAGTGGCAGCCGCGCCTGTGGCAGCCCCTACAGCAGCCGCTCCAGTGACACAAAAAGCCGAAGACATTTTGGCCATGATCCGGGCACGTCAAAAAGCGTAAATAGTTGAATGTATGTAGTAGGGGAAACCCTACTACTACTAACACTCAATAGTGATGAATTTTTCAATTGTATTTAAAAATACCGGCGATTCAATTCCGTTTAATTCAATGTATCCGGCTTTATTGGAATACTATGTTGATTATTTAGATAAAAATAATCTTAATAGTTTTACAATAG